GAACATCAATATAATGTTCTTTGAATAAAGATTTAAGTCCAGTAATGAAATCTTCAGCAATCTCGGTACGAATACCTCTTTCAACTGCTAATTCATTTTCTTTCATCCATTCTTCAACAACATAGTTTAGATATGAGTCAACTTTTTCGACCATAGCTTCTTTTACTGTTTCAGTTTCTTTTGAAAGTTTTTCTTCATACTGAGACTCTAGTACTTTAACCTGTTCTTGTATTCGTGTTTTAACAGCAGTTTCAAAAATAGTTGCAGCCTTTTCCTTGAATTCCTCGGATAGGTCGGCATCACTTGAAACTAGTGCCTTAACATCATCAGATAGGTCAATCTCTAATTCAGAAGTTTCTTCTTTAGTTTCAGCGATTTTTTCTTCGCCTTCTACTTCAGTTTCTTCTTCTTTCATAGCAGATGGTTTCTGGTCATTTGGTAATGAACCGTCATTCTCATCCTTATTAACCTGGTCTGATACTTTTTTTACCTTTTTCGTAGCGTCTGGGTTACTATCAGTTGCTTTCACAACTGGAGCACCAAGATCCTCTGCGTCATTTTTAAGGTGGCCAGGTTCAGCGGGAGCTGCGTCTTTATTGGCAGCATTCACCACTTCGTCTAACTCTTTTTTTACTTCGGTTTCAGACATTCGGTCTCTCCTTAATATTTAAAAATTAATTAATTTTTCTTATTACTATTATTTATACATCTTACCATCTCAAACCCTACGCCTTTTGAAAAGCTGCGTAGGTTTTAAAATTTTGATAAGAAGTCTTTGAAGATATTTGCTTTTACTTCGGCAAGTTGTTTACGCCTAGTTCGAGAAATTTCTTCTTTGTATTGTTCAACTTCCATACTTTTCAGTATGCCGTTATCCCATACCCATTCTTTACCTTCCATAATGCCTTCTACGAAAGCGTCAGGTGCCGATGGGTCTGCAACTATATCAGCTGCAGTCGCAAGATAAAAGTCTTTTCCAACAACATTTCTTCCTTGAGATTGTTGAATAGAACCCATACCTCTTGATGATACACCTAACTGAGCACCCTCGTCAATTAAATTCTTGACGATTTTACCGTAAGGGGTATCCATTACTTTTGCTTCTCCAATAAAGTTTTTACCTTCTGGTTTAAGACTAGTAATCATGTGTGAAACTCTTTCAAGGTTAACTGTTGGTCCGTCAGGATGTCCTAGTTCACCGAAAGCACGCTTCTTGTTTATAAATTCTTTAGTGTATCGTGCAACTTCTTTTGCCAAAGTCTCGACTGGATAAACTCTACCATTACGGTTTTTGATATCAGCCTGCATAAAGACACCACGAATTTTGTAGTTTTTACCACCAGAAGTATTTGCTTCTGTTAATACTTCGATATCTTCGATAGTTTCTGTAATTAGTTTCATTTCTCCACCTTTTCTTTATTGTTATAGATTTTATCTACAACTTCTCTTTTTAGTTCTTCTTTTTTTATTCCATACTTTTCTGCAAATGCCTTTTTAAATTCATCTGCAAGATAAGTTTTAGATTTTGTTCCTACAATTCTTTCAAGTATTGCCTTAGAATAATTCTTTTTCTTTTTTGTCATTATCTCACTTCTAGTATTATTGTATAGTTATCACCTGCAACAAATCCTTTTGTTGAAAGTAATATATCACCAGCAGGACTTGTATTATCTGTTAGTGTTGCATTATTAGGAATACTATTACCAGCAGTAAAATAATCATGAAAACCACGACCAGAAAGAAATGCTATTGTTGCATTGGCAGAACTTGTCCCACTACCTGCCCACAATAATTCTACTCCTGATTTACCATTTGTAGTATTGACTGCCCAATATATTTTTGCAATCTTTTTTGTATCATCTTCAGACATGAAGTTTAAAGCACTAGCATCCATTTTGGTTACAAGTGTTTCGCCTGAACCATCACTTATATTAGTAAACTTCATAACAGTTTTAACACCTGTGGTATCAACTATTGTTTGTGATGTAACTACATCTGCCATATTATTTTCTCCTAAACTCTGTAATCAACAAATAACTTTTGACATTTGAGTCAGTTGTTAATTTTATTTGTTTATCTTCGCCAAATTTTAACTGGTCAGGTCGTAATCCATACTTACCATTTCCAGTAAAACTTAAATCATTTGTTTCACTTTCAGCACTTAACTTTAAAGTGCCTGTTCCTTTTATTTGAAAATGACACTCAATCAAACTTACTTTAGATTGATTGTTGCCACTTGTCAATTTTTCAGCGTCAACCAATATTTGGTCGGTCTCATCTTTAATACCTTTCGATTGTACAATATACTTCGAATCAGTATTAATAATAGCCGTATTCGTAATCGCCATAGAAAATCCTATCTACTATGCAGTAAATGATTCGTCTTTTCTTAATTCGATAATAACACTACCAGAAGTTCCTAATGCAGTCAACTCTAAATCTCCTGAAGTTGCACCAGTATTAGTTGCGTTATTCGTAATCTTACCAGCAGTACCATCATAGTGTCCTGTACCAGCAAGTTGAATCGCCACAGTATCCGATGAAGCGCCTTTAAATTGTATCTGTACATGACCTGTATTGTCATCAGCAGTACCTTGTACTAAAGACCACCATATTCTAGTGATATCTAATTTTGCACCATTAGCATGTCCTGATAAACCACTTGCGTCTAATATATTAGAGTTAGCAGTAGTGTTGTCATCCATGTTTACTAGAATAGTAACTTTACCACCTGAGGCACCACCAGAAGCTTCTACTACGGTATCTCTTAATGTTCTTGTTGCAATTGCCATTTTTTATTTCCTTACTTTATTATTTCAGTATCAATATATCTTTCTATACTAGATACATCAATACTATGTTTTTTAGCCACTTGACTAATAATACCTTCAACTTTTCCTATAAGAGGGTCAGAGGTCTTATCAATCATTCTATAAACATCATCTACAGCAGCCTTCATTTTCGGAGATAAATTATTATACTCCTTACCTTTTTCAGGACCACTATACCTTCGTTCAGATAATTGTTTTTTAAACTTCTGAAACGACAGGCTGTTCATTTGGTTCCTCGTCATTGTCTATTTCAACAGGTTCTTGAACAGGTTCCTGGTCAACAGGTTCTGTTTCTGGAACCGACCCACTCAATACAGTATTATTTTCTAAATCCTCTGTTTCGTGAGCTGCGTTCAACCAATCATTTGCAACAGTCATTCTCTTATCATCTAAAGCAGTACCTATCTTATCAGATAAAGCACTCTTAAATGCGTCTTGAGCCGCGATATTATCGCCGTCTGCAAGTGAATCAACCATTGTCTTTACATTGTCATTCGCCATAATTAATTATCTCCTATATTATCTATATTTATATCAGTATCATCATCATCTTCCATTTGTGCGCCTTCTGGATTTGCAATAATACCTTGTTTAATTTCACTACGAATCTGATTATCAATATCAATGATATCTTCATCGCTTTGTCTCAATACATTCTTTCTGATATATGCGACAGAATAGTATTTACCAATATACGGACTAACTTCATTTGCAAGATTTATTCTTTCTCTTAGTAATTCTGCATTTTTTAATTCTGCAAAATATCCATCTTTTAAATAGTCGTACTGTATATGTTCTTTTAGATTACTCCAATCTTCAATCGTAATGATACCTTTTAAAACTAATTGTGATTTAAGTATATCATGAAATAATTGTGTAAATCTTTTTCTTAATCTTGCAACAAACTTTGTAAATTTAAGTTCGTCTCTTGTAATTTCTGCAGCTCTTCCTAGATTAAAACCATTTTCTGATTCCATTCTAGAAATAGGTACATTCAAAGATTTATATAATTTCTTTTGAAAGTATTGAACATCTGTAATTTCGCCAAGATTTTGTCCACCTTGTAGTGTAGTAACTTCAGTACCTTTTGCACCTTCTCTACGAGGTAACCAAAAATCTTCAAGCATTGACATATGTTTTCTGTCATCTCTAATCTCACCAGTAGAAGCGTCATAGACAAGTTTATTTCTATATCTTGCCATCACATCTCTCAGATATGATTCTGCTTTTACTTTTGGTAGATTACCCACATCAACATAAAATATTCTTCTTTCAGGTGCTCTTACTATTCTGTAAATAACAACAGCATCCTCAATCATTCTTAATTGATTAACGGGTTTAATCGCTTTGTGTAAATGACCCATAACCATATTCTTAGTTTGGTCTATTACACCAGATGTAACAAAAGATATTGAGTCAGAGGAAATTTTAAGACCAGCATTTGAATTTGCTGATGATATTCCTTTTTCATTATATACAAACCATTCTGCTGTTTGTTCTA